TTGCGCGGCAGAGCCGTCAGCTTGCATCTCGAAAATAACGTTTGGATCGTCAATGACGTATCCGTAAGCATCGGATGCTGCAACAGATGCAGTCCACATTTGACTAAACGTTTTCTGGTTTGTATTAGGATCAGTATATGAGCAACCCATAAATATTCCAATTGGTGTACAAGCAGTTGTACCAGTATCTTTTTCAATAGTACCGGCAGTAACTAACTTAACAAAATCACCAAAGAATATAGATGTTCCGTACGCACTAGCAATTTGATAGTGACGTACTTTTGCAGTAAAAGAACCACTAGCACTAAGTGTGCCAACAGGTCTAGCACCATAAGGTGTTGCTGAACTACTCATTTTATATCCTTAAATATAAGTTAATTAAAGGCAAACAATAATAATTATTGTCCACCTCTCCCAAAAGTAACCTTAGTCCTTTTATCCTTAAACATAGGCATAGCAGGATTTTCTTCTTTCATGTAGTTTGAATCTACAGCACCCATCTGTTGTTCTGCTAAATTCTGATAATATTCTCTTCTTTTAGCAACTTCTTCTTCTGGTGCTTTACACAATAGAAGTCCACCTACTTCGATACAGTTAGGATATTTAGAATCCGCATCTGTAACGATTTCCAATTCAGGATGGTCCTCTGCCCTTACTGGTTCCCAACCTTCCCTAATTCGAGTAGATACGTTTAAATTGTCAGATTGTCCAGCAGCACTGGTTCTAACCCAACGATAAACATAACCCGGTTGAGGTGCAGGATCAGGAAGCAAGTTTGGAGGGGTCCAAGGTTTACTTCGCTCATCATTTTCTCTAGTCTCCAATGAGCGTGGAGTGCGCTTTTCTTCTAACTCAGCCATTACTTTGCTCCTTCATAAATTGAGTTGCATATTGTTCCGGTGTGAGTCCAAGTCTCCTTGCGAGGTCAACTTGTGTTCTAGTTAACTGCACTGTGCGCTGTTTTGTACCTGCTCTATTAGCAGGTGCTACCACAGTCGAAGGTGTCTGAGCCGTTGCAGTATTCGACTCAGGGAAACGTTCCGGAAATCTATTTTTTACAGCGTTATCAATTTCGCCATAATATTTTTCTGAATCCCTTACGGGATCAATTCCTTGTCTAACCAATTTAGCATGCATACCATATGCTAAAGCAGTCATATCCTCATTTCCCTCTCTTTCAAACCAATCATTGTTCCTAATATATTCTATAGCGTTAGGATCAAGTTGAGGTTCTTGAACTTGAGGTTGTTGAGGTTGTTGAGGTATTTGTTGTCCGTTTTGTTGCTGAACTTGACGATTCATAGTAGGAACATAGTTCTCTACGTATGTTTTATCAGCAAAAGCTGAATTAAGACTTTCTTGTGCTTCAAGCAATTTATCAGTATCACCTGCTTCATAAGCTTGCCTATAATCAGATTTTGCTTTTTCAATTTCGCTTGTACTACGGGTTTTAAGACTGTTAACTAAAGCTTCCTCACTTCTTGCAACAGTGCCTTTTAAGGCTTGATTTTCTTCTTGTAGTGTTCTGGCAAATTGTACAGCTTCATCACGGGTTCTATTGGCTTGCTCTTTTGAGCGCCTTTCTTCGTGATAATCATACTTTAGCTTATCTATACGTTTTTTAGTTCTGTTGCCAATTCCCTCAATTTCTTCATCTACATCATCTGACGAAGCCCTAGAAGGTTTTTGATCATCTTCTGGTCTGTCATCAACAATATCTATCTGAAGTTCTTTTTCAGGGCTTGGAACCTCTATCGTATTAGATTTAGCCAAATCTTCAAAATCATCTACTTTTTCTGCTAATTCATTCATGCTCTTTGTATTCCTCTAGGATCATCTACAACAGCTTCAACAGTATCATCATTAATTAATCTGAACTCTTTACCATGAATACTAATTCTAGTTCCACTAAATGCTCTCATAATTATCCAATCGCCTTCCTTACACCATGCACCATTAGGAAATTTATTATCATCTTTATAACAATCTGGACCCATTTTCATAACAAATCCTGTTACTGATGCAGTTTCTTCAATACGTAAGGTTTCTTCAGCTTTAATGATTCCACCTGCTGTTTTTTCGTCTGCTTCCGGTAATGCTATTAAGATTTTATATCCTGTTGGTTCAGGTAATTGTGAAGCTGATTTAGACTGAATAGCCTCATCTGCTTCTATTTTCTTCGCTGCTTCTGCTGCCATAAGTTATCCTTATGCTTGCGTCAATATTTTTCAGGACTATGACGTTATCCATCGTTTCATTATGAAACGTGCATATCTTTACGAATCCATAACTTTGTCTAAAGCATCCGT